GGATAGCGTTCGTGCTATCCTCACACGGCTCTCACGCGGAGCTAATAGCTCCAAATCTGATCCGTTTCCCTCATATTACTGGAGAGTTCCCATGCCAGGTAGAGTCCGTAGCAGTTCTTCCGTTGTCTTTAAAAACTTCGGAGGCCGTTTTGGCTCTACTTGGGGTGGAGGCAATGTGTGGTCTGGTTTTCACTCTTGTTCCGACGTTGTCGGTTCGGGTGATAACGCTCCACTCAATGTTTTCCATGAAACAGTAGATGGAGGGAGGCTGACAAAACCTTATGTCGGCTTCTTCTCCAGCTGGTTTACAGACTATCGTGTTGATATGCTGGATACCAGTAACTGTTTCGACCATTTGGGAATAATCGGAGACATTTTCGACGCCGATGCTGCTACTCAAGCAGCTGCACGAACTAATCCGTCTCGTCCTTATGTGGACGTTACGACTAACGCGTTGCAACTGGGAGAGTTGTTCTCTTTGATCCGAGATGGTGGAAACACCTTCTTTAGGAACATTGGGAACAACAACCTAATGTATCAATTCGGGGTTAAACCCGTAGTTGATGACTTAGTGTCGCTGCTGAATTTCACTGACCAGGTTAATCGCCGGGTTGGTGAGATTCAAAGGCTTCGATCTCAGCATGGTCTCCGAAGAACATGCTCAATTGGCAACTACTCAAATTCGGCTAGGGTGAATAAGTTCATCCAAACCGAAGGCCTCTTTTTACGAGAGGACTTTGATGTAGTAACTAGTTTGACTATCAAGGCCCATTGCAGGTGGTTACCTGCTGGGGATTGTCTTAGTCTTGCTAGGCCAGATGAGATGCGTGCATTAGCGAGACGTGCGGTTTTGGGACTCACTGTAGATTCTTCTACATTGTGGGAACTTATTCCGTGGTCTTGGCTAATTGACTGGGGTAGTGACATTGGGCAGTATTTTACTGCTCATCGTAATATTATCCCAGCGACGCTGTCTGACGTTTCTGTCATGCGGCACACGCGGACTGTAGCAGAGTGGCCTGGTAAAGCTCAAGACGATTGGTCTTGTAGCGGAATCAGGTATGTTCGTGAGAACAAAACTCGTGCTACGTCATTTGTTGCTCCAGTAGCCCATATCCCATTTCTCAATGGGACACAGATGGGTGTTGCAGCTTCGTTAGCAGTAACGAGGCTCTAACGCCTCGAAACTGCAACACGAAGATGCATAGGAGTAAAACATGTTCGCAGATCCTCAAACGCTCACCGTCAATTCGGTGGCCAAAGCTTTGGTTCGTATCAATCAGGACCAGTATTCTTCGGAATACTTGCTCAGATCGACTACGAANGAGTTTCGGCTGAAGATCCGGAATTCCAGTTATCTGGATAAAACTCGCAAGGTGATGATTGATCGTCACAATGTCGAGTTTACAGAAACGGTTTTCCCGGTGGCGCCGGCTACGTTGTCGACCGTAAGGAAGACATATGTCGTTATGGAGAATCAGCAGGGTGATACCCTTGCTGATCCTACTTACGATGCAGCCGCATTGCTTGCTTGGTTGACAGCGTCGACCAATGCAAACATCACCAAGTTGATGAACTTCGAGAGTTGAGATCCTCGAAGGACGTTTCTGCTTTCTGTGACTTGGAATACCTTCCACTGAAAGGTGAAATGTATGAAAAGCCAAGAAAGTGTTCTACTCCATGTCGTGCAAGGCATCTGTAAAGATGTCCAAGCATCATACCCTGCTATGAGGGGTTTGGATCTCGATTTTGAGAGACTCACCCTTCAGTGTCAAACACGTGGTCAAGCTTTATTTATGCTTGATCTTCCACATTTGGACTCTCTTTTATTAGAGGGTCTCGAAAGTGGACGTCTTATGTCCAAAGGACCACTATCTAAGTGTGTCTCTAAGGAAGTTAGAGTGCCGAGATTATTCTCAGGACTCTGGCTACGTGTGTTTGATAGGCAAGCATGTTTGCGTCAGGATGCCGACCCGACTAGCATATTCTTTCTCAGACAGCTTTGCTGTTTGGGGAAGAAGCTAGAAGTGGAGTGCTCTTATGACCGTATACAAACGGTTTTGGAGAACTACCATGTGGTCGAACGGAACATCAGAAACCCCTCGTTATGTTGGGGCAATGATGAACTGGATCCCGATGATCGCCTCAGGAGCTGTCACTTTGTACAAGCTCTTGATGGCCCTGCCTACGACCCCAATCAGTTCCAACTCCCCCTCGAAAGAGAGGGAAGCGGTTCCGATGCAAGGTCAAAGGCCAGTGATCGAGATCTCCTCACACGACTTCAGCAAGTTGCTGATATCGTGTGCGGTACCTTTGACTTCTTTGATCCTCATCAACGTTCTGTTGATTTGGAATCTGAAGGCAAAGGTCTCGGATTCAAACATGGACCTGGGGCAGTTTCCGAACGGATGAAGAATTGGGAGAAATCCCAGTTCCGATTCTGGTCGGATAAGCTTGAAACACTCTTTCCTTTCGCCTTCTGTGGTAAAACCATAGGGGACGATCGGGATCGGCCTATTAACCATGAACTGGCTAGTAGGTTGATTTGTGTTCCTAAGACCTATAAAGGTCCTAGGCTCATTGCTGCTGAGCCAGCATCACATCAGTGGTGTCAGCAAAGCATTTTGAGTTTCATGAGTGATCAATTTAGACGCCATTTTCATGGTTTCTTTATTGATCTCCATGATCAACGCAAGTCAAACGATCTTGTGTTGCAGGCTTCACGAGATAGGTCTTTAGCGACTGTCGATTTGTCAGACGCTAGCGACCGTCTTTCGTGTTGGACCGTGGAACGTGCACTGAGGGGACATCCCTCTCTTTTGCACCATCTGCACGCCGCGCGAACGAGGCTCCTTAGAGATGATTTATCTAAGGAACCTAGCTTCTTGAGACTCAAGAAGTTTGCCTCGCAGGGAACTGCTACGACGTTTCCAG